AAGAAAACAGCAGAGATCGAGCTTGCTCAAGCTAAAAGCGCATATAAAACTGCGTATGAGGCGGGAGACACAGATGCTATCCTTGCTGCACAAGAAAGTTTAACAAATGCTAAGATTAAGACCGATAAGTTAAATAATTTCAAAGTACCTCCTTTACAGGAGGAAACAGATGAGGTAAAAACTAAGGAGGAGCCTGAAAAAGCACCTGTTGTAGATAAACGGGCGCAGGACTGGGCTTCAAAGAACACTTGGTTCGGTACAGACGATGAAATGACAAGTCTGGCACTGGGCTTGCACAACAAACTTGCCAAGCAAGGAGTTGATTTGCAGAGTGATGAATACTACGAGGCTATTGATACTCGTATGCGGCAGCTCTTCCCAGATAAGTTCGAAGAAGAGATTGCAGAAACTGAAGAGGCTGAAAAGCCTAAAAAACAGGCTAATGTGGTTGCACCCGCAACGCGGAGCGTAGCACCCAAAAAGGTAAAGCTAACGCAAACACAAGTCGCCATAGCGAAAAGATTAGGAGTACCTATCGAATTATACGCCCAAAAGGTTGCAGAAGAAATGAGGAAAGAATAATGGCTGAGAATAGAATCAACAGAGAACTTGAAACTCGTGAGAAGACAGTACAAAAGAAGGCTTGGCAGCGACCCGAAACGTTACCTTCGCCCACGCCAGAGCCAGGGTATGCGTACCGTTGGATACGAACAAGCACTCAAGGTCAAGTCGATGCTACTAACGTTTCCTCAAAATTACGTGAGGGTTGGGAACCAGTAAAGGCAGTCGACCATCCAGAAATCACTTTGGTAACTATCGAGAACGAAAAGTTCAAAGATAACATTGTGATAGGAGGGTTAATGCTGTGTAAGGCTCCAGAAGAACTCAAAGATGAAAGGACTGCGTATTTCAAAGCACAGACCGATAATCAGATGAAGTCCGTAGACAACAACCTCATGCGAGAGAACGACCCTAGGATGCCGTTATTTAACGAACGGAAGACTAAGGTCACTTTTGGTAAAGGCAATTAATTTTAACAGGAGACTATTTTCATGGCTTATCCAACTATTGATGCCCCTTATGGGCTAGTACCCGTTGGTTTGATTGGTGGTCGTCCTTACACAGGTGCTACTCGACAAATGAAGATAGCTAGCGGTTATGCTACAGCTATCGGAAAAGGCGACTTAGTAAAGCGTGTAAATGACGGAACTATTGAGCGTGACGGAAGTACAACCGCTTTCCCAGCGACTGGGACGTTAGGTGTTTTTATGGGCTGTCAGTACACTGATCCTAATACAAAGCAGCTAACATTCAACAACCAATATCCTGGTAGTATCACTGCTAGTGATATACATGCGTACGTTGTTGATGATCCAGACATCATACTTAAAGCAGCTATATGCTCTTCAGGTACGACAATGGCAACATTGGGAAGAACGGTTATTGGTAACAAAGCTTCAATCATTAGTAATACATTAAATACTACTAATGGTGCATCTAAGCTTGCTATCAACAACTCTGTTGCTACCACTTCAACACTACCATTTCAAATCATTGATGTAGTTGACAGCACAGCGACAGGTAGCGATACCTTCCAAGAAGTGCTTGTCATATACAGCACACACACTGACAATGGTAGTAACGTGTTCATCGGTGGACACGCTTATCGTAACCCAGTTGGACTGTAGGAGGTATAGACAATGGCAATTTCTAGAGCGCAACTTCTTAAAGAGCTACTTCCAGGTCTTAATGCACTATTCGGTTTAGAGTATGCAAAGTACGGGGAGGAACATGCGGAGATCTTTGAATCAGAGACTTCTGACCGTTCTTTCGAAGAAGAAACTAAACTATCAGGCTTTTCTGCTGCACCAGTCAAAGACGAAGGTTCTGCCATCGAATATGACAATGCACAGGAAGCATTCACAGCTCGCTATACACACGAGACAGTGGCGATGGGCTTCGCAATTACTGAGGAGGCTATCGAAGATAACTTGTATGACTCTTTGTCAGCACGTTATACAAAGGCACTAGCTCGTGCAATGGCGTACACCAAGCAGGTAAAAGCAGCAACTATCTTAAACAATGCTTTTGACTCTGGTACTACCTATGGAGATGGAGTGGAGCTTTGTTCTACTGCACACCCATTAGTGAGTGGTGGAACTAACTCTAACGAACCATCAGTAGCCGCTGATCTTAACGAGACTTCTTTGGAAGCCGCTGTTATTCAGATCGCAGGGTGGACAGATGAAAGAGGACTTCTCATCGCAGCAAGACCTCGAAAGTTAGTGATCCCACCGAATCTACAGTTTGTGGCAACAAGATTGTTAGAAACTGAAGGCAGAGTAGGAACCGCGGATAACGACCTCAATGCACTACGCAACAATGGTTCTATCCCAGAGGGCTACACTATCAATCACTATTTGACTGATACAGACGCTTTCTTCCTACTAACTGATGTACCAAACGGTCTAAAGCACTTCACACGTAGTCCAATGGCTACATCTATGGATGCTGACTTTGACACAGGTAACAGCAGATATAAGGCTAGAGAGAGATACTCTTTCGGTGTATCTGATCCATTAGGAATCTTTGGTTCCCCAGGAGCCTAAGAAAAAATCAAAGGGCGGCTTGCGGGTCGCCCTTTTTTACTTTATACTACGCTTACCTTGACAATCACATGGTGTGATTGACTACAGCCACGACAAGGAGGTTCACATGGCTAACACTACATTCAAAGGAACATTGCGTTCTGAGGGTGGTTATTCTTCAATAGCTACAGCAGCATCAACAGGGGTAGAGACTACACAAATGTCTATATCTTCTGCTGGTTTTACATCCCTAGATGCAAACACAATGGCAACCGAAGCAGGTACAGGTATTACAGGCGGCACAGGTACTATCTACAGAAGCTCTGTAATCAGAGAAGGTGGGATTATCAAGACAAGTATTTTGATTGATCTTACAGGTCTACGCTCTACAGCCAACGGTGATATCATAGGTGTTAACGGCACATCAAACGTATGCCACATCGGACAGATTACAGCTGCTAGAAACGGAACTATCTTAGCAGGTAGAATGACTTGTTTTGAAGCACCTGCTGGGGGTGATCCAGATATCAACGTTCACTCAGCTACTGAGGGTACAGGTGTTGAAGATGGAGCGATTGCAGATTTAACAGAGACTTTGTTGCTTAACGGAGGAGATGCATCACTAGGTAGTGTAGGCATATTCACAGCCGTACCAGCAGCAGATGAGTTTCTATACCTAACTCTTGGTGCTACAACAGACGCAGATTACACAGCAGGAAAGTTACTTATAGAACTGTTTGGTTACGAAGCTTAAACTAGGAGGTATAAATGGCTAGATCAGATGTAAAAGCCTTTAACCACGATCAAGGTGATGCTGCCGCAGTTATTGGACCTGCTAGATCAAGGTTAAGACAGCTTGTTATTTTTGGTAACTCAGCTGGAGCCGTAACTATTAAAGATGGTTCAGGTGGATCAGATATATTAGTTCAAAGCTTTCCAACAGGTTTGCACCACTTAAATATCCCAGATGATGGTATTCTTGCAGAAAGTGGCGTTTACATTCACGCTTTTACTGGTAGTGGCAACAAACTTACTTTGTTTTTGTCATAATGCCTAGTTATGCGTAACGACTACAAAAGAGGCGGTCGAGTCCGCAAAGGCAAGGGCATGAAAGGTATGTCCATAAAAAGTGGGGATAAACGCCCCACTAAGGCTGGAGCGGGCATGACAGCAAAGGGTGTTGCTAAGTATAGACGGCAAAACCCTGGATCTAAGCTGAAGACAGCTGTGACAGAAAAGAAGCCTACAGGTAAGCGAGCGGCAAGGAGAAAGTCATTTTGCGCTAGAAGTGCAGGGCAGATGAAAAAGTTCCCAAAAGCAGCGAAAGATCCAAACAGCAGGTTGCGACAAGCAAGAAGAAGGTGGAGATGTTGATGGCAATATCTCGCGCACAAATGGGTAAGCAGATCAAAAACCCACCAAACAAAATGTCTAAACTTTCCCAGAAGAGAAAGAAAAAGGCAGAGAAAGAGAGAAAGAAGAAAGATGGCGTATTTACAAAGTAACATACCGTATTTTAAAGCATGGGTAAGACGAGAGTACACGAAGAATTTTATAGAGTATCAAGGAGATTTTTTACACGCGATGGTTATAGCTGTAACAACAATGCCGAATAGGTGTCTAAGTTTCCAAGTAATATTTACTGGATGTGAGACAGATGACACAGATGAACCAAACGTGCATGGTGGAGCCATGTGGGCTAGGATGCCCATAACAGCGTTGGTAGCTGATATCAGTTACGAAGAGTGGCCCACAGAGATGCCGACCTATGTAACACAGCCGTGGGATTGCATGTCTCACGATCACTCAGTTTACGTATTGAATAGAGCCACACCTGCTCCTTGGATAGCCAAGGTAGACGGAGAGTTCTATCCTGCGAAATACTATTTTACTGTGGACTATACAAACAGTGAAGTAGCGGACGATCCTGCCCAACACAAACAGAGCCATGTTCTTGAACTGTTAGATGCAGGAGAGTATACAGGTAACATTGTTGCGTTGCCTAACAATCGGGTTCGTGTTACGCACCCTGCGTGGTTTGAAACTGGAGAAGGCGCACCAGACTTCAGACCGAATCAACATACTTTTCATTCTAAACAGAACTACGAATACGTTTGGGACACCCAACGTGTTTTTAATAATCTATATAAGGAGCAAGAAGATGACGAAGAAGAATAATAAGATGAAGATGGTGAAAGACCCAAAGACAGGAAAGATGGTTCCTGAGTTTGCTGTAAAGAAAGCAGAAGGTAAAACAGTCAAAAAGAAGATGATGGCTGGTGGTAAAATGGTTAAAAAGATGATGGCGGGCGGTAAAACCAAGAAAGGTTATGCTGCTGGCAAAATGGTATCAAAGAAAATGATGTCTTCAGGTAAGCTTGTTGGAGGGCAAACAAAGCTAGACAAGAACAAAGATGGAAAGATAACTGGAGAAGATTTTGCAAAGTTACGAGCAGGTAATGCCAAAGGCGGAGCTATCAAGAAAATGGCTGGTGGTAAGATGGTCAAGAAGATGATGGCTAAAGGCAAGATGGTCAAAGGCGGTGCTAAAGGTGGTAAGAAAAAAGCCAAGGTGAGAGGTGCAGGTATAGCACGAAAAGGTGTAAGACCAGCAAAAATGGTGTAAATCATGGCGTTACGTAGGTATTACAAAAAAGGAGGTAAAATTTGTCCTGCTGGTAAGGCGTGGGCAAAACGTACCTTCGATACATACCCTTCAGCGTACGCCAACCTTGCGGCTTCTAAATACTGTAAAGACCCTAACTATGCAAAGGGTGCAAAAGGTAAAAAGAAAAAGAAGAAGTAATGGGTGAACTTAAGAAGTGGTTAGATCAAAAGTGGGTTCGTATAGGGACAGACGGAAAGATCAAAGGTCCTTGCGGTACATCTAAGGATAAAAAGAATCCTGACAGATGCTTACCTGCCGCAAAGGCTAGGAGTCTGTCTCAGAGCCAACGAGCCACTACAGCCAAGAAAAAGAAGCGAGAAGGCGCAAAAGGGAAAACTGTAGTAAAAAATACTAAACCTGCTACAGTAAAACTACGAACGGGCGGACTTGCAAGGAGAAGAAGACATGGATGAAGAAGAAAAAAGATTAAGAGAGAAATACTTTGACGATGACGCACTTCAAAACACCATAAGCTTACAACAGTTTTTTATACAGCAAGGTCGACCTGACTTAGCAGAAGACAAGAAGAAAAAAGGTGGACCTATCAAACTAAAAGGCGGTGGGCTTGCTCGACGTAAACGAAGCATTGCACGAGGTTGCGGTGCTGTAATGGCAAACAGAAGAAAGAAGACACAGTATATATAGGAGGCAGTATGGAACTTATACAGAATGGTACGTTTGCAACAGGAGAACCTGTGTACCAAATAGCAGAAAAGAATAGCGATGGGACACACACCACTATTGTGTTTGACCCAATGACAAAAGAAGAAGCTGAAGCAAGACTAAAGTCTATGGGAGGCACGACAGTATCTGATGACTCTCCTAATTACAAGTCTATGACAAAGCTAGAACTAGAAGCCATGATGCGTGAGCATGGTGTGGAGTTAGACAGACGTAAGTCAAAAGGTGAGTTGTTAAAAGAAGTAGACGCTTATTTTGCTGACGAGGATTAATTATGGCGACATCGGGTACTACAGCATTTAACATGGACTTCACGGAGATCGCTGAAGAGGCGTGGGAACGTGCAGGTCGTGAAATGCGTTCTGGGTATGACCTAAGAACTGCCCGTAGGTCCATGAACTTGTTAACCATAGAATGGCAAAACAGAGGGTTAAACCTCTGGACAATAGATAGCGCAATACAAGCTGTAACTGCAGGTACAGCACAATACACACTTCCTGCGGATACCATAGATCTACTAGATCAAGTAATACGAACAGGTGACAGTGGTTCTGGGGGTCAGTATGGTGACGGAGGATCTACACAATCTGATCTCACCATAAGTCGTATTGGTGTGACTACCTTCGCGTCTATCCCTAACAAGTTAATACGCGGTAGACCTATTCAAGTATGGGTTGAAAGGCTACGTGATGCACCACGGATAAACCTGTGGCCCGTGCCTGACAAGTCCTACAGCTTTGTATACTGGCGATTACGACGTATAGAAGATGCAGGGAATGGTATAGAAACAGCGGATATGAACTTCAGATTCCTACCTTGCCTAGTGGCAGGGTTGGCATATAATATAGCTATGAAGACACCTGAACTATCGGGCAGGGTACAGATGTTAAAAGCTGACTATGACGAACAGTATAATCTCGCTGCTGGTGAAGACAGAGAGAAAGTATCTGAACGTTTCGTACCACGAGTAGGGAGGATCTAGTGGCATTTGCATCCAGCAGAAAGGCAATAGCTGAATGTGACATTTGCGGGTTTCGTTTTAAACTACGTGAGTTACGAAACATAATTACTAGGGGCAGAGATACAAACATCAAAGCATGTCCAGAGTGTTTCAGTCCCGACCATCCACAAAACAAACAAGGGTTATATCCTGTGCGTGATCCCCAGGCGATACGTGATCCACGTCCTGATTTTGCAGGGTACGAACAAAGCAGAAACTATGCGTGGGGTTGGAATCCTGTGGGTGATGGGCAGAACAACTATGGACTAAGTAAGAGTAGTAGTTTAAAAATGATTAGTGGTGTAGGATCGGTAACGGTGACAACATGAATTATACAGACTTAAAAACAAACATAGCGGACATATGTGAAACGACGTTTACAGACGCACAGGTAAACATGTTTATACAACAGGCGGAACAGAAGATATACAACACTGTCCAGATACCTGCCTTACGTAAAAACGTGTCTGCCACAACCACATCCAGTAATAGATATTTAGCCTTACCTGCAGATTTTCTTTATGCGTATAGTATGGCTATATATACCACGGCAGGTAACGTATATTCTTTTCTATTATATAAAGACGTTAACTTTATGCGTGAGGCATACCCAAACCCTACTACAACAGGCACACCGAAGCATTATTCGCAGTGGTCGGACGGGTTTTTCATATTAGGACCCACACCTGATGCTGCATACAATGTAGAACTTTACTATGGTCACTATCCAACATCTATTGTTACAGCTACTAACACTTTCTTGGGTGATGACTTTGATTCAGCCTTGTTAAATGGAGCGTTGATAGAAGCCGTACGGTTTCAAAAACAAGAACCAGATGTCATACAAAATTACGAGAAATTGTACCTTCAATCAATTACATTGCTTAAAAACGCATATGAGGGTAGAAATGTTACAGATAACTACAGATCTGGAACGTATAAGGTAGAGGTTAGTTAATGTTAACAAACGCAATAAAAATGGGGGAAAACTTTGGTGTGGATGTTATAACCACCGACAACAGAGGTTTGACCCCCGAAGAAGTGACAGCGTTATGTTTAGATAAGATAATAGCTGTAAGTGATACAGCACCACCTGCCATAAAAGATCAAGCACAAGCATTTCGTGGTCATTTAGAGCGTGTTATACTAGAGTATATGAAACAAGCTATAAAACATGATAGAGTAACAATATATAATGCAATAAAAGACGCAGGGTACGATAAACTCGCAGAACACATAAGGAGAATATAATGGCTTTTTCAGGCAACGCATTATGTAATTCATTTAAGCAAGAGTTACTAGAAGGAGTACACAACTTCAAAAGTAGTGGAGGAGATACTTTTAAACTTGCCATGTATACAAACTCCCAGGCGGGTAATGATAATCTAGGGGGAAGTAGCAGCACTATGGACGCTACAGTCACAACGTATAGCACGTCAGCGTCAAACGAAATATCTGCCACGGGAGATTACAGTCAGGGTGGTGGCACGTTAACACGAGTTGATCCATCGTTGAAATCTACATCAACAGCTACAACACAGTTTGGCACTTTAACATTCTCTAGTGTTACTTTGAC